TCAAACATTCTACACACAAAAAACTTCCGTCTAGGACTCTTGCAAAGCCTTGCCTATTTCTCCCGCATCTGTTACATTTGCCATAACGGTAGCCCGGCGTTCTTTTTGCTCGTTGTTCTACATCTTTGCAGATTTCTTCAATGCGTCTAATGTCTTTCTTATCGTCAAACGGAGCTTGTTGAAAAATTACGTCCATCACTTCACCTCCTTGAATTTCATCGCAAGTTCAAACCAACGTTCGTACCACCTTTCAATCCACCTGGCATACCACTCTCCGTTATGAAATGCAGACATAAGTCCACACAATTTCGCCATCGCCAAGCACCGCTTGTACTTCTGGCGGTTTATGTATCGGTCGGCTTCGGACTTGTTCACCATATCAGCACGGCATCCATAGTCGTATACCCAGCATTCGTGCGTTTTCAGTTCGCTCATTTGTAATACTCCTTTACCTTTTGCTTGTAAAGTTCCATTGACGTTTTGTCTCTGCGCTCGTCTCTCGTGAGGTGTATTTCGTTATCAACAATCAATCCAAATTCGTGTGCAACCTCGTAGAATCTCGGATTGTCTTTAGGATTCAGTTTGCTCATTTGTATTCCTCCGCCATTGCGCGGCACTTACGTTCTACTTTTTCCCATATAATTCGCCAAAGTCTAGCAGTCAATTTTTTATGGCCTTTCTTCTTTTTGGAATCATAAGAAAACCCATCAATGTCTAAAATTGTTTTCAAATCGTTGAAATAAAAGATTCTTGCTCTATCGGCAGCTCGTTCAGCTCTCGCAAGCCACAACGCCCTCTTGAGCCTACGCTCGCGCATACCCGCGTCCACGCCCTCGGCGTAGCGGCTAGCCTTCTCGGATTCAAGTTGTGCCTTGAGTTTCGCGATGACTTTGTCAACTTCGACTTTAAGCAAAAGGTCTTTGCTTTCTATCGTTCCGATTCCAGGAATTTCAATTTTTACGGGTGTTGTGAATTTATCGCACTTCATTTCCTTATCTCCTGTTCGCATCCGTCAGTTTGCGCCCGCAAATAGGGCAGTAGTTGATTTTGATAAAATGCATACATTCAAAGTTTTTCCAATACTCAAGGTCAAAACCTTCTTTAGCCTTTACCATACAGCATACATCTCCTAAATCTTCCATATCACCGCCGCACAGCGGCTTCCCTTCGTCGATTTCGCCGTTGCAGAATTTGCAGGGGTTGTTCGTCATTTTTAACTCGCACATCTCATGCCTCCTTCATTCGTTTCAAAATCGTTTCTTCTGCGTTCCAAACAAGCGCCTTGCACTTTTCACACTTTTCTAAAAGGTTTTCGGCGTTGTCAATGAGTCCGAAGCATACGCACAAGTCAGCCTCATTCGTGGTATTCGCACGCTTGCAATCTTCGTCAAGCTTTGTCCCGCGTAATTTCGCTCTGTTAATCATTTCTTCCTCGCAAGTTTTCGTCCGCACATCGGGCAAAAATTGATTTTTAAATGGACCGCACAAACTTCAAAGTCGGTATTGGGAAAAACCACAAGTTCCCCATTTTTTGTGATACAGGCATCCCCGTTCTCGCCATCAATAAATATTTCCTTGTAGGGTTCGCAATACTCGCACATCACTTCACCTCCGGCGCTTTCGGTTTGTTATACGGCATCCAATGCGTGATGCCTCTGTAAAAATCCTGTTTGTAGGGGAAACAAATGTTAGTCATTATTGCTCCTTTTGCTTGATTTTAGTTTTTGCCCACTTTATGAAAATTCCCCAGCAAGTGTGGCCTTGCTTGTCTGCGGCGCACATCTTCTCGGCTGGGCAATGGTCGCAGTCCCTAATCTTGTTATTAGTCGCGAGTCCCGTCATTCCTTTGAATTCGTCGATCGTGCGACCCGGAAAATACTTTTCGAAATTAGTCATCTTTGCCCTGTTCCTTTTCAAGGAAATATGCAATTACCTTGTTTACCAATTTAGCGGCATTTCTTTCAAAACCTTCAAAACCGTCTCTGCTGCGAAAAGAATTAGAGTGGATTTCGCCATAATCAAAACGGGATGAAATAAAATATCCGTCAATTCGAACTCTGTAAATTCCTCCCAAAATATCGTAGCAATAAAGAATATATTGTTCTTCTCCTTTGCCAAACTTTTCCTCACGCATCTTTGCTCCAAAAATTTCTGCAGGATATTCAAACATAATGACTCCCTAAAAGACAAAGTCCTCGTCATTTTTCTTTTGCGGTTGATTTGTGGGAAGTAGGCCGTTTCGCTCCATCAGGGCGTAGCCTATCGGGTGCAGTTGAAGGCGCGGGTTCTCGCCCCAATGTTCGCCGCATTGGTGCTGGACTTCCGGCTCGATCATGTTCTCCCAGTAGCGGCGGAGGTTGTTGTCCTCGGTCGAGTATGCCCGGACATATTCGTCGTATTTGCCGTGCAGGATGGCCCACAGCTTGACGGTTTCCCGCTTGTTGATTTGCTTTACATCGAAACTCATGCGCTCTTGCTCCTATTGGCTTTAGCAGTCTCGCACCAGGTAACGAGGAAAGCTTCAAAATTCTTTATCTTGCGCCCGTCGGCGTCCTTTCCGCCACGTTCTACGGTTGCGTCCCAGCAATTACGGGCGTCGGCCTCGTCAACTCCGAGACGTGCGGCCATGTCGTAAAGCCCGGTAGAATCGACGGGAATCCCGGCGCTATTCTTCGGGGGGCGACCGCCTTGTCGTCCGTTTTCGGCCTTGGTCTTTACGGCCTTGTACGCCATTTCGTAGGCGCGTTTAGCACGTTCGGATTTATCCAGCTTGCCGGAAATCAACGCCATGCGGAAAAGGTATTCCTCGCTGCCCAGCGCCTCGAAGTCAACTGTTCCGAAATCGTCGCGAAACTTGTCGTTCAATAGCGCCAAGTCAGCGATCCAAAGTTTAACCCATTTAGGCTCGTTCATCTTCCGTAACCCTCTTAAATTCGTTTTCAAGGGCTAGTCCGATGGCGTCCGCCTGGGAAATATTGACTCCCAGCTTTTCGGAATACGCCTTTTGCAAGGTCTGGATAGTCTTCTCGGCCTTGCTGCGTGGGATTGCTTTAACGATGAATTGATCCATTGATTCTCCTTGTAAAAATATAAGCGGGTTTTGGCGTTGCCCGCTCGCTGTTGAGTGTTAGGCGGCTTTGATTGCTACGTCATTGAAAAAATGGACGTTCTCGTGTTTACTGTCTGTTGCGATGTCGAACGTGACTGTAAAGCCAAGAAAACGGAGTGCGTTAGCAAGACCGGCAATGTATTCGATCTTTTCGCGCATCAGCCTCTTGGAATTCTCAAGAACGTAATCTGTTGCGTTGTCGTTTAGGTTAGAAAGGAAAATATTGGCGTAGGAGCGTTCTTCCTTCATTTCCCACTTAATTTCGTCGATAATGTCTTGGATTTTGTTTGTGATTTTCATGTCGTGCCTCTCTTTTTTTATTGTTGTTACCTTAAATATAAAACTATTTTTTAGAAAAAGCAATAGGAAAATGAAAAATATTTTAAAAATTGTGTAAAAATAAAAAGCTAAACGAAAGCTAAACAAAACCGATAGGTTATTTTTAGCTTTGAAAAACAAAAGCTAAACAAAAGCTAACTAAAAGCTAAACGAAAGCTAACCATAAAGCTAATCAAAACAGAAGCTAGACTCTAGAAGCTAGATGCTAGACGCTAGAATTTTTTATCCATAAAGGATATTATTTATAAATAACCCTCTATCTCTATATCTCTAGCAAAAAAGACGCGGAGGGTTTTATTAAAATATTTCTATGCGTCTTATTCGTTTTAACGCATATATTGAAAATACGCTCATTATATACCGCGCTTGCAAGTCCACTTTCTTTCAACAGGTGTTGACACGTTGTTCGTAAATTTTTATACTCTAAAAAAAAACGAGGTGAGACCATGACCGTAAAGGAACTTGAAGCCAGGGTTGTTTCTCTGGAAAAAATTGTCGCTAATTTGTCTGAAATTGTAGACAAATTAAAGCGTTTGTTACCGCCGTCCGATTCTGGACAAGTTAAACAAAACTCGCTCAAATTCAGGTAGGTTCTGATTATGGCTAAGCCACACGAAATCACACGGTCCTCTAAATCGCTAAAGTTGAGCGCCGACAAGATCGTCATGCTCCCCGTCTCCGAGGTCCGTCCTTACGAGAAAAACCCGCGCAAGAACACGAACGCAGTGAAGTTCGTCAAGGCATCCATCGAGCAGTTCGGATTCAAGGTTCCCATCATCGTCGATTCTAACCGCGTTATCGTATGCGGCCACACGCGCCTGCTTGCTGCGAAGTCGCTCGGCATGAGCGAGGTACCCTGCATCATGGCCGACGACCTGACCGAAGACCAGATAAGGGCCTTCCGACTTGCCGACAACAAGGTTGGCGAGTTTGCCGAGTGGGACTTGGATATGCTCGGCGGCGAGCTTGGCGAGCTTGCGGAGATTTCGGACATCGACATGGGTGATTTCGGTTTCGACCTTTCGGAAATGGAAGAGGAAACGGAAGCCGAGGTGACCGAGGACGATGTGCCGGAAGAAGTGGAATCCGTCTGCAAGCGTGGCGAGATTTGGCAGCTTGGCAATCACCGTCTGATGTGTGGCGACTCGACGAGCGCAGAAGACGTTGCTAGACTAATGGAAGACTCGAAGGCTGACCTGCTATTCACTGACCCACCATACGGCGTATCTTATGAAAAGAAAACGAAGGAAGTTTTAAAAAGCAAGACTTACACGAAAATCCAGAACGACGATTTGAAACTGGACCAGTTCAAGGATTTTCTTTTTGACGTGTTCACGAACGCACGTGCATACCTCTTGGATTCGGCATCCTATTACGTTTTTTCGTGCCAAGGAGGCGACCAAGAGATGATGATGATGATGATGAGGGAATGTGGTATCCCTTGCCGTCACCAAATTATATGGGTAAAAGACGCGCCCGTTTTTTCTATGGGCCGTCTCGATTACGATTACAAGCACGAACCGATTTTATACGGCTGGGTTAAAAAGCACGATTTTCAGCGCAAGGGTGAGCAGGACAAGTCCGTGTGGGAATTCAAGCGAACCGAGAACAAACTACACCCGACGATGAAACCCGTTCCTTTGATTGCGAACGCGCTTTTGAATTCGACGAAGGGAGAAGACGTAGTCCTCGACCTTTTCGGCGGCAGCGGCTCCACGCTCATCGCCTGCGAGCAACTGAACCGCAAGTGTCGCATGATGGAACTAGACCAGCATTACTGCGACGTAATCATCGCACGCTGGGAGAAACTCACGGGCGAGAAGGCTGTCAAGCTGGAGGGTTAGTCTGTGAAGACCTCTCGCAAGCCGTCAGAAAAGTCCTTGAAGAACCTCCGACGTATCACGCCGGAGCAGGCTCGCGAAATGCAGAAGCTGTCCACCGCTAGAAAAAGACAGAACCGAGAAGAAGCGCTCACGCGAGACACGTTCAAGAAAGAAATCACCCGTGCGCTCGGAATGAAGCTGCTTGTAACGCCGTCGCTCCGAGAATCGTTCCGCAAGCTTGGAGTAGAACTTGATGACTCCGAATCCGTCACGCGTCTATCTTTGCGCCGTGCGTTAATGAAATCCGTCAAGGACGGCGACATCAGACAGTTACTCATGCTCGCGGAGTTTGCAGGCTTCCGCAACGACCAGGAAGATGCAGAACCGCCAAACGGTGGCAAGATAATTTTTGAGGTGCAAGTCCCGCCTCCGATTCCGAAGGAGGTGCAGGATGCCCTCCGAACAAAGTAAAATAAAAATATCGCCGTTCCAGCAACAGCTCATTTTTTCCGACCATGAGTTTACGCTTTCATGCTGCGGAAGAGCCGCCGGGAAGACCGAAGGTGTCTGCGGTCGCCTTGCATACCGTAATATCAATTTCGGGCGTTCAGCCATGCTCATAGCTCCGACATTCGGCGTGATACGAGAGACCATTATGCCCGCCACGATCGAGTGGTTCAAGAGATTCGGGGTAAAGACTAAACCGAACTACTCCGAGCATACGATAACGACGCGCTACGGCAAAATCGTGTTCCTCTCCGGCACCCGCCCGGACTCGCCCCGCGGTTATACCAACCTTGAAGACTTTTACTGCGACGAAGCCGCCTATGTTCCGAAGAAGGCCATCAAGAACGGCCTGCTTGCTTGCCGTTCCAACAAGGGCCTCTCCACAACGCAATGCTACACCTCCACGGGTCTAGCTGGTTCTTACTTTAACAAGATGGCGAAGGCGCCACCAGTAAAGGATCACCTTGTCCTTACCGCGTCCACGTTCGACAACCCGTTCACTACCGACCAGTACAAGCGAACGGTCTACGAGTCGCTCCTTGACACTCCCGCGTTCTTGCGCCAGGAACTTTTCGGGGACTTGGACGCCGAGGAAATGAACCTTATCTTCCCGCCTTCAAGCTTTGCGACCATCCGGCGCGTGTCGGGAGGGCGCAAGCGTTGCGGCATAGACTTTGCATACGAAGGCAACGACACGACCTGCATCTTCGTCGTGGACGATTGCGGCATAGTGGAAAAGAAGATTATCGGGAAGGACAACGGGCGAAAATGCTTTGAAGCCTTCAAGGACCTACATCAAAAATGGAATTTTGAAAGCCTTTCGCTCGATCACACTGGCGGTTTTGACGCTGGATTTGTCGTGCTTATGGAACAGGAAAAAATAAGGTTGCCAGTAAACAAGGTAAATTTCGGGGCGCCTTCGCCAGATCCGAAATTCGCGAACATGAGGGCGTATATTTATTTTAACATCCGTAAAATGATTATGGAGAACGGCTTTTACTTGGGTGACGATGAAGTCGAAGACGAAATGGTCCCGCAAACGTACTTTATGAACACGTCGGGACAAATCCAGATGACGCCGAAAAAGTATATTAAAAGCATAATCGGAAAGTCGCCGGACCAGGCTGACGCCTTGTGCCTCGCCGCCTACCGTGGCGACCCGCAACCATTACAAAATGAAAACTATGAGGACGAAGACCTTGTCCCCGCTTCCACAAGGAGTTTTTAACATGGAAGAAGAAATCGAAGAAGTGGTGGAAGAAAGCTTTGCCACGCAGGAAAACCCCGACGTTGCCCTTCCCTCCCCGGAAGAGGAAAGAAAGATCATCCAAGATATTGTGGACTGTGGCCAAAAGTCCAACGATTTCTTCGGAGTGGAAAACGAGCGGAAGCGCGACGACGCCCGCGTCTACGCCGACGTGGAAGTCTTCAACAAGACCGACATGAAGGCAATGACGAACAACCGAGGGCAGGCAAGCGTCAACCCGCTCCCGCTCTACGTTAACGCCACCAAAAACCTTTTCCTTACAAATCCCTTCGTTGCCCAGGTGGAAGGTAGGAACGGAGACACGTTCCGCGAATTCCTCGACCAGCAGCTCCACGAAACCTTTGCCAATTCCGACGCAGACGCGAGCGTGTTTTCCGAAGGATTGCAAGACGTGCTGGAAGAGGGCGGCGCCTTTACCTACCTTACGACCGAGGAAGGCCGAATCCAAATTAACCTCGCCTACGAGCCTACGGCCTGCATTTACGACCCTTGCGCTCGCCGCCTTGACGGTGCCGATGCAACCTTCTTCGGAATCGTCGAACAATTGCCCTACGAGCGAGTTAAGGAAATGGCGGAGGCTAACGGCGTTACCATTCCCAGTAAGGAAATGATCCCGCGCACGCAGACTTGGAGCTTTGCGAATTACTATTCGACCATTGACGGCGTGAACCTTATCCACTTTTACCGCAAGGACAAAAATGGCGTCTACTTTATCCAGGTGGTCGGCGACAAGGTGATAAAGCGTGTCTTGTTCCGCGACCTTTCGTGCCTCCCGGTGGTGCCGATTTACGGCCAGCGTTTCAAGGACAACGAAAAGAAATTCTACAAAGGCTTTGTCCGCGACTCCAAGCACCTTTGCAAGATTGTGAACGGTTGCTACGTTTCTCTTTGGGAACGAGTGAGTGTTCCGACCGTCCCCTACACCTCCGTAAGCATGGAGTCCGTGGAAAACCTTACGCAGGACTACGAAAACGACCTCGCACGTTACAAGCGTTACCGCGCCTACACGAAGAAGGGCGAAACCTATGTGCAGTTGCCCGAACCGAAGCGAGTGGACCCGACCGTCGTCACGGCTGACTTGATTCCGATTATTAACGATTCCTTGAACAAGATTTCAAAGATGATCGGAATTCCCGAAGAAGGTCTTGGTTTCAACGCAGCCGCAGAAGTGCAGAAGACCGCGCAGGAAATCTTGACCCGCTCGTCGGCACTCGTAACCAACGTGTCGCACTACTACCGACACCTCCAGCGCTCGATTCAGCACATGGCGGAAATTATCGTAGAACTCCTTTGCATTTACAACGGAAAGGAAAACGTCTACACAATCAAGCTTTTCAAGGGACCCGAAGACGCGCTCAAGCGTGAACAACGCCGCCAGCAAATCCTCGCCTTCCAAAGCCTCGCCCCCGATGCGGTCAAGCCGTTACTCTTGGCGGAAGCCATCAAGACTGGCGACTTTGACAACGCCGACAACATCGCGGAAGCGATCCTAACGACACTCCCGCCGGAACTTAAAG